TGGACAGGGTGAATGATGCTCGTAATAAGAAAGCTATCACACCTTCTGAACTGACTCGTCTATTCAAGCAGTCTTATTCCAAGTATGGTAAAAAGATAGCACAGCTTGGTCCTGATGCTGAAGCTGTTATCAATGACATGAAGACGAATATCAATATGCCATTTGTCCTCAACCTCAAAGGAAATGAGTTGGAGTTGGTGGCAAAAACTGTTATGCGTAAGAAAGATTTCAAGACCTCTGGTCCTAAGTTGTCTTTTGAACAGTTTAGTAATTGTTCACCTTTTGTTCTTTTAGAAGATAAGGGCGGTAAGAACCTTCACCTAGAACATCTAGAGGATGAAATCCTTAACTATGGTGTTGATGGTGGTAGAGCTGCACTTGACTTCCTGCGTTCTCTACGAGATATGTTAGCGGGTTCTGCACGTTCTAGTGTAAACATGACGGTTAAGTGGGACGGTGCGCCAGCAATCTTCGCTGGTGTTGAACCAGAGACAGGTGACTTTTTTGTGGCCAAGAAATCTGTGTTCAACGTCTCACCCAAATTATACAAGACCACAAAAGAAATTGATGATGATTTATCTGGAGCATTAAATGAAAAGTTTAAAGTTGCACTTAAAGAGTTTTCTAAGTTGGGTATCAAGGGGGTACTACAGGGTGACCTCATGTTCACTGACGATGTGGAAACAGAGACTATCGATGGCGTCAAGTATTATACTTTTCAGCCTAACACTATTGTCTATGCTATACCTGTTGATAGCGTATTAGGTAAGACTATCAACAAAGCAAAAGTTGGTATTGTCTGGCACACCACATATACAGGCGACACCCTACAGGGTATGAAAGCATCATTTGGTGCAGATATTAAGGGGTTAAAAACCCCATCAAGCGTTTGGATGGATGATGCAACCTATAAGGACGCATCTGGTAAGGCAACATTTACTGCTAAAGAGACAGAACAAATCACTGCTATACTATCACAAGTTGGTAAAACTTTCAATAAGATCAATGCGAATGGGTTGCGTAAGTTCCTTACTGTGCAGAACGGTATGACGGGTGCGATTGCTGGTGCATCTCTCAAGACTTACAATAACTCAAAGGTTCGTGCGGGTGAGAAGATTAGTAATCCTGCCGCACATGCAAAGGGTTATGAGAAGTGGGTGTTTGACTCTATCCAGAAACAGATTGACAAGGTTAAGAGTGACAAGGGTAAGAAGAAATACACTGACATGCAGAAAGAGTATGGCCGTGAAATAAAAAAACACACTCAAAATCTAACACAGATCATCACCTTCCAGAACCTATTGGTTGATGCGAAGATGCAAATCGTTAATAAACTAAATAGTGTAAAGGGTTTGACCGATACTTTTATTAAGACCTCAAATGGATTTAAGGTGACAAATCCCGAAGGATATGTTGCTATTGACAGAATAAGTGGTGGTGCAGTTAAACTGGTGGACCGTATGGAGTTCTCGTTTAACAACTTCACAGCTGTCAAAAATTGGATGAAATAGATGCGTAGTTTTAGAGATATCACAGAGGCTAAAGAAACTGTTGTATTTGGATTCGGGCGATTCAATCCAAGCACGATTGGGCATGAGGCCGTTATTGAAAAGATTGCTTCTGTAGCAAAGGGCAATCCATTCTTCATATATCCTTCACATACTACTGGACCTAAAGACCCCCTAAAGCACTCTTTGAAAATTGCGTGGATGAGGAAGATGTTCCCCAAGTACAAGAAGAACATTATTGTAGATAATAAGGCTAAGACTGTCATCAACATTGCTGAGAAACTATACAAGGATGGTTATAAAAATTTAATTCTTGTGGTGGGAAGCGATAGAGTAAAAGATTTCGATGCCCTATTACAGAGATATAATGATGCACCAGACAAAAAAGGTAATCAGTTATTCAAATTTGATTCAGTCAAAGTGGTATCTGCTGGAGAGCGTGATCCAGACGCAGATGGCGTTGCCGGGATGTCTGCCAGCAAACTCAGAAAGGCAGCATCAGATGGTAAGTTTGATGATTTCAAAAAGGGTATCCCCAATACATTGAACGACGCCGATAAGAAGAAATACTATTTTGACGTTCGTAAGGGAATGGGTATTCGTGAAGATCGTGAAATGGGTGATGACTATGATTCATTGCGTGACGCATACCTCACAGGTAAAATCTGGAACGTGGGTGAAGTTGTAGAGGCAAACGGTGTCAGTGGTGAGGTTGTTCGTAAGGGTACAAACTATCTCTCATTCGTAGCAGAGGATGGCAAGGTTCATAAGGCATGGTTACATGAGATTGAACTTGATGAAAATGCAGTTTATGATAAAGCAAAGTCTGATGGTGCTAAAAAATATAAAGATAGTCTTGGTGGTGAAGAACCTCTGACAGCAGCAAAATCTCCCTTACAGAAATTGAAGGACTTTGACAAGTCCAGAGTTGCCGCAGGGAAACCACCCATATTTACAGACAAGAAACCACCTAAGTTTATTCGCATGAAGAAGTCTGGCCAGATGACAATCATGAATGTCCCTACTGATGAGATTGATAAATTTGAGAAGAAGGGTTATGAGATCATTGAAGACCTTGTTGGTGTAAAACCAATGAGTGGACCTACAGGACAAATCTTTGCATTGAAGTCTGAAGAAGTTGAACTTGATGAAGACGCTTCTGTATATAAAAAGACTGCAAGAAAAAATAAAAATGACGTTACATATGCTTTTGGTAGAACTAAAAAACTAGATGGCCAACCAAAAGAAAAGGGTGGATATTGGGTTTGGAAATTGTCGAAGAATTATGATGGAAAAGTTCGGGGTGGTATTAGAGACTCATGGGTATATGTTGACAAAGATTTATCTTATTCTGATGCTGTCAAATTAATGAATAAAAAACTTGGACGCAAAGAATTTAAAGAATCAGTTAAGGGTAAGGATGTTGGATATCCAGATGAATCCGTGAAGATTGGTAAGAAACACTATATCATCTACAAAGGTGGTAGAGAATGGTATGGATATGAAGTAGACAAAGAGGGAAACCAGCTTGGAGACTCAGTGTTTGATCCTAAAAAGAGTGAACTGATAAAGATTCTCGCACAAGAAGGTCTTGATGAGCGCAACTACGCTAAAGAATATGCGAACTACCAAGGAACACCAGAACAGATTGCTCGCCGTTCTTCAAGGAACAAGGCTCGTAGGGCAATGGGTGACAAGGCAGTTAAGGGTATGGACGTTGGACATAAAGACAACAACCCAATGAATAATGACCCGAAGAACCTACGCATGGAGAAACCATCTGACAATCGTAGAGAACCACGGTTGCGTGAAGAAGATGAACTTGATGAGATGGCATGGTATAAAGTAGCACTAGCAAAAATTAGTCAATTGAACCACCCTAAAGATTATGAAAAAATGGTCAAACAATATGCGACTGATATGAAAAAACCAGAACTAAAAAACAAGACTGCTTCTTATATCGCAGCAAGGATTGCCCAAGAGTATAAGGGTCAGGACGGTAGAAAACTTGTTCAGTATATCAACAAACTGGTTGATGATGGTAAACTCCCCAAAGAACTCAAGGCAGAATATCAAGAAGAAGAAACAATGCAGACCTTTAGTGATTTCGTTAAACAGATCAATGAAGTCAAACAGGACAAAGATGTAGATGATAAGGATGGAACACAACCAGCAAAGTACTATGCTGGTGATATGGCCAAGTCTACCAAATCCAAGAGGGATGCACACTTCAAAGCAAAGAAGGCTGGTCCTGCTCCCGGCGATGCTTCTGCAAAAACTAAACCATCCACACACACTAAGAAGTTCAAACAGATGTATGGCGAAGCGTTACCTAAAGATGCAGATCAAGGTGATTACATCGATGATTTCGAGAAGTCAGATGCACCACAGTTTAGGGGTAAGTCTAAAGAGAAACGCAAGGACATGGCTATCGCTGCATACCTCTCAAAGAATGAGTCTTTCCTAGATAACGTCAGTAGGATGTTGGGTGAGGATGGTCACACTGATGTTGCGTCTATGAAAAATAAGGTTCAGATTGCTCAAAAAGCATTGATGAAGATGCAAGGTGAACTGACTAAACTTGGTGATGAAGATGATCTACCTACATGGTGGACAAACAAGGTTGCAACAGCAGTATCTCGTTTGGATGACATGTCTGATTATATTGACACTCAGGTTGAAGATGTGCAACTAGACGAAAAGATTGAAGGTCTGGTGAAGAAGGCAGATAAGTCTGGTATGCCATACTCTATTCTCAAGAAGGTATATGATCGTGGTATGGCAGCATGGAAAACGGGTCATCGTCCCGGCACCACACCACAACAGTGGGCGATGGCGAGGGTCAACTCGTTCGTGACAAAGAGTAGTGGCACTTGGGGTAAAGCAGATAAAGACCTAGCAAAACAGGTTGAACAGATAGAAGAAGCTTGTTGGGTTGGATACAAACAGGTTGGTATGAAAAAGAAGGGTAATAAAGAAGTGCCCAATTGTGTACCAGAAGAGAAAGAATTAAATGAGTGGGGTGAGATTGAGGAAGAATCAGAATATCAAGGTCGTAAAGTCACTCTAAACAAACCCACAAAGGGTGATGTTAAAAAGTCCAAGGTGTATGTCAAGAATGAAAAAGGCAATGTAGTCAAGGTCGAGTTCGGTGATCCTAACATGCAAATCCAAAAAGACATTCCATCACGAAGGAAAAGCTTCCGTGCTCGACACAATTGTGATAATCCCGGCCCAAAATGGAAAGCAAGATACTGGTCATGCAAAGCATGGTAACTTATAAATATATAAATAGAATATAATAAAGGAAAATCCTATGTCAAATTACAGAAAAACAATGGCCGATGCGCTGCGAGAGATGTATCCTCTTACAGAAGAAACACAGATTGATGAAGCTACAATGAGTTCTTCTCAGATTGCGAGGTTGAAGAAGGCATATGAACCTATGCGTGATAAGAAAATCAGTACATCAAATGCTGATAAACTTAGCGCAATGATGGACAAGGTGGGTAAAGACAAAGAAGCACTTATCCAGTTGTTCAAGGCAGATATTCCTTTCGTGAGTCAAAGCGCAGTAACAAAACTTATTACCAAGCACAATATGAAGGGTGCTGAGATTAATAAGTTGCGGGAAGAAGTTGACCTTGATGAGGTAGGTGGTTCTGCGTTTGGTGGAACGATTGATAAAATTCAAAAGGTTGTTGATGACAAACAAGCAACGAAGATTGATGGTGTAATGGTTGATACATTTACCGCATCATTAATTATGAAAATCTGGAACGGGGTGAGCAAACAAAATCAAGACAAGATGAGGAAAATGAAAGTCACTCAACTTGCTAAGACAGCATATAAATTGGCAGGAATGAAAGAAGAAGTTGACCTTGATGAAGGAACAAAACAGGTTCTTGCTCACGGTGGTAAAGGTAAGTATAAAGTAACCAAGGATGGCGACAAAATTGAAATTAAGTTCGGTGGTAAGGTAGTTGGAACTGCTGACTTTGACCGTGGTGCTGACAGTTTCTTCGTAAGTATCAAAGGTGAGAGGGGTCAGAAGTCTTTTGACGATGCACAGGCAATTGCTGATTATTTCGCAAAGAACAAGATTACAGAAGAAGTTGACCTTGATGAAGGTAAGATGAACAATGCGACGATGCAAGCAAACAAACCAAGGATTGAAAAAGCAAAAAAACTTATGGGACCATCTACAAGTAGAAAAGAAGGCATACAGATGGTTGCAAAGGGTATGCCCACTTCAGAAAAAGAGGCTACTAAACTGGTTGATACAGTTATAAAGATGATGCAGAAAAATGATTATGTCCCAGAAGAAGTTGACCTTGATGAAAATCTCAATGAAATAAAAAAACATATTGATGATCTTGAGTTTGAGCGCAAGCGTATGACAACCAGCGGTCAGGAATCTTTAGATAAACTCATTAAGGCAAAAAGTATAAAAGATGCCAGAAAAGCATTTGATGACATGTATGGATACGAATATGACAGAGTTACATCAAGTGGTCAAGAGAGTATGGTTAAGATTGGTAAAATGTTGGGTATGAAGATGGAAGAAGTTGACCTTGATGAAGATAGTCTTGATGATTTTCAAGACTTTGCCCGTCTTTATGGTGGGGGTGATGAAATTTATGTTGTAACTCAAGGAAAAGATTCTAATTCACTAAAAGTTATTGGTATAGAAAAAGACCCAAATAAAGCAAAGAAAATCCGTGATCGTGCTAAAGGTGCGAGAGCAAGTCTTTGGGGTCAGATGAAAAGTTCTCAAAAAGTTCTCAAACTAAAAATTGGTGATCCTGTTAGTTTTGAAGACTCCAAAAATAAATTATCTTTTATTGAAGAAGTTGACCTTGATGAAGGTAAGATGTCTCAGTTGCACCAGTATATCAAAGACAAGAAGAGCGCAGAAGAGATTGCGAAACTGATGAAGTTGGATGTCAAAACAGTTAAGTCACTGATGAGCAGTCATCATCCAGAGGATGTTGAAGAGGGTGCTGCAGCTGATGCTCGCCGTGCAATGCGTGCTGATCCAGATATGCGACAGAAGTTCTCAAAGGATGTTTCTGCAACTGATGATGACGTAAAGGGCGCATCAAAGAATATTATGATGCAGATGCGAAAAGCACAATCACTGAATGGTCGTTTCGATGTTGAGTTTGCTGACGGTAAGAAAGTTAAAATTCCTGCGAAGATGGCTATTGCAGTTCAGCAGAAATACAATTCTATGAAAAGACCCGCAGAGAAAGAAAAGTTTCAGGCAAAAATTGGAAAGTCTTACAAGGATATGTTGTCTGCACTTAAAGAAGAACTACAACCCAAGAAAGAATCAATCCTAGAACGGATGAATAGAAAACTCAAGGAGAATAAAGATGGGTAAGAAATATTTTGACACAAAGGCCGAAACCCTTGAATCTTCGATTCTAGGTATTTGGACAGAAGCAGCTAAGAAGGTTGCTGAAACCAATAAGAACAACAAGTCTGATGATGGTGAGGGGTTGGATGCAGTTCAACCAAAAGCAGTCAAGAAGAAGTTCAAGGATCGTAAGGACAAGGACATCGACAACGATGGCGACACTGATGATTCTGATGAGTATCTTCACAATCGTCGTAAGACAGTATCTAAGGCAGTAAAAGGTAAAGTAAAGGATGAAGGTAACGCATTTGGAATGGCACTAAAGGCTGCCAAAGACAAGGGCGAAAAAACTTTCGTTGTTGCTGGTAAGACATATGAAGTCAAAGAAGGTTTCGCAGTACCAGAAGATGTTCCTGCAATGGAAGTCGGTACAGACCGTTATCGTGAATATGCTGTTGGTCTTACGCCCGGTGAAAATGCTGAGTTTGCAGCTGCACAGGACTTCAAGGTTGCTTCAATGAAGGAAGCACTTGCAAAAGTTTGGGGTTTGGACGAGAAAGCACTTGACAAATCCTCTAAAGAAGAGTATGATGAAGAAGATGAGGAGCTCAAACCCGTTAAAGGTTCAAAGACCATGACAGGTGGAAAAGTTGCTAAAGTGGATACTAAACCCAAAATTGATGGTTGAAATGAAAAGTTTGTTGGATATGATGGAGGCATCTGGTGATGATCTCCCAGAAATTTATTGTGATATGGATCAGGTTCTATGTAACTTTATCGGCCGTGCTGAGGAAGTTATTGGAATGCCCTTTGCTAAGTTCGGTAAGGATGACCGCTGGAACAAGATTAGGGACACAAAGGATTTCTGGGCAAATCTAGATTGGATGCCGGGTGCAAAACGGTTATATTCTTTTATTCAGAAGTATGACACGCACATCCTTTCTGCTTATTCTGATCGTGATGATAACTCTAGGGCGGGTAAGAAAAAGTGGTTGAAGAAGAATACTAAGATTAAACCTCGTAACATCAATCTTGTGAAGAGGGCAGACAAACAGAAATATGCAACTACTGATGGGAAACCAAACATATTAATTGATGATTATAAGAAGAACATTGTAGAGTGGGAATCTAAGGGTGGTATAGGCGTTTACCACACAGAAGTGGGTAAAACCATTGCTGAGTTGAAGCGTCTAGGTTTCAAATAACCTAAATAAAAGTAAAATCTATTCTTGCAAGAATAAGGAGAAAAACAATGCCTTTATGGGGAAATTCGGACGCTGTTGAAGCTAAACCAAAACACTTCACAGACGCTGAGAAATTAAACGTATATGCCACAGAACAAGGTTGGGTTAAGAAAACAACTGGAACTGGTGGTCGTGCTGGTCGCACACAGGAAGAAGTTATTGTTGCGATTGGTGGTCTAAGTGCCTCTCTGAACCTCGCAGATATTACTGCTATTGATTGGAATATCAGTGCATTTGATAAGTCTGATGGCGGCACTTTGAGTGCTACAGTTACCTTCAACGAAGAAGTTGAAGTTGCTACCGATGGCGGCACACCACACCTTGCTGTTACAAACGGCAACCAAGGAACTGGTTCTGGTCGTGGTCCACACAACCTTCTGTATGTCAGTGGTTCAAGCACGAACAGACTCACGTTTGAACTTGCAATTGCTGCCGCTAATGCTGCGACAAACGCAGATGACGTTCTTTCAATCGCAGCAAACGCTCTTGCCTTGAACAGTGGTACAATTAACGAAATGTCTCTTGATCACTTTGTTCTAGAGAGTGGAACAAACAATGGTGATCAGGGTGAATTTATCCGACTAGAGGATCAACGTGGTTACTTGAACCAAGAAGGAAACACCGTTTCTACAATTACTAACGCAGCTGCAATCGGCAGTGCCGCAGGAACAATTACTGTTGCTGCATAAGTTGTATAAATAACTATATACTATGTCATAATATGAAAAGGAGAAATTATGATCGATCTTGATAAGATTAATGAACGCAAACAAGTTATTGCGAAAGACATTGAAGCGGTTCGGACCCGTATGGCAGAAGCGCAGAAGAAATTCGCAGAGGACCAATCATTGTTGCAGGCACTTATGGGTGCATATCAGCAGTGTGACGCCTTTGCAAAAGATTTTAATGATGATACTCCCAATGAGGAGAGTGATGTAGAGAATAGTGAAGACCTAGAGGATGTAAAACCTGGCGGTACTGACTAATATCTACAATAGCATTCCCACAATTTCGTGGGTTTTTATAAGGAGAAGCCAAAAATGGCAGATAAGAAGATTACAGCCCTAACAGACCTATCGACAGGTATCGCTACAGAAGACCTTTTGCATGTGATTGATAACCCAACGGGTACACCAATCAACAAGAAGATTTCTGTTGCAAACTTTTTGAACCTTAATCCCGTTCCTCTGGCAACCAACACAGTAGAAAACATCGTTGAAAACGGTGCAGCCAACCTCGCCAAAGGTATTCACCTTCTTGGTGGTGCAGATGCTGCTTGTGCAGTTACCTTGGCTGACGGTACTGTAACTGGTCAGCTTCATACGTTTATTGCTAAAGAAGCAGTAACGAATCCACCTACAGTTACTTTGACCACTCCCGGTGGTGCAGGTAATATTGCTACTTTCAACGCTATTGGTGAAAGTGCAACTTGTCTCTGGACAGGTGCTGCTTGGTACTGGATTGCTCATGCTACAAATGTTACGGGTGATCTTGGAACAGGTCCAGCGCTTACATAATAGTATACTACTTTGGTGTGGGGGGCTTGTCCCCCCCGCCATTTTACGAATGGGAGAATTAAATGGTTGAAGTTTTATCAGAGGTAAATTGGGGCAAGGCAATCGAACCTGTCACCAAAGTTTTTACTAAGAAAAAAGAAGAACCTAAATTCCTTGAAGAACAAATTAGAGATTACTATCCCTGTGACGTAGAACCGAAGGACGAAGAAAAATGAAAACATTTAAGAAATTCGTATCCGAAGAAACTTTAGACGAAGCCACATTTCAGACAACTATTGCTTCTCTAAACCAAGACATTCCAACAGGTGATTATTCTGATCCCAGAGTTGTGAAGGCGCTTAATTCTTTCGTGGGTACAGTGGCAAGAGCTACAATGGACGGAACAATGATCCCTGAGATGGTTGTTGGTAAGATGAGAAATTCTCTAAGTAAGATTGGACTAACCTTTGGTGAAGTCCCAATGATGGAAGGTGAAAGTGGTTCCTTTGATTTACCCCTAACCAGTTTTGGTGGTCGTTTCGGTAAAGGTTTGGATACGCCATTTGATGAGTTTGAAGCAGATGACGGTATCTCGCATCAAGTAGAGGGTGGTCTAAAACTAGTACTAAATTATGAAATGCAAGAGGATAATTCGTGTAGGTTGACTGCTTCTATTCAATAAAATGTATGAGAAGATAACTACTAACAATTTCATGATGTATGCTATTAAACATTATGAGAATCCACATTGTGAAGGTGAAAAAGAGTTTCATGATGATATGAAGAGGTTTAAGTATATTAAACGTCTACTAAAGAAGTATAGAGTGAGTGGAGTATTAAAAGAACGGTTGCTTCTGAACCATATTATTATTCTTAGGAACTTGTTTGGAAATGAGGCATGTGTTACCCTTTTACTTTTTAAGACACAACCAGAATATCTTGAAGTCTTGAAGTCTTTCCTACTTTTCCTAAATATGATTAATCCAGATGAACTGAACGAAATTGATTTGGATGAAGGTGTTATAGATATATTAAGGAAAATCTAATGGGAAGAGCTATAGACTTATTTGTTACATACAGGTTCATAAAACTGCTTGTAACACCATTTGACCAGATGCCTGCTTTTAAACTGGGTATTATCGATAAAGACGGTCAAAGAGTGATGGAAAAGACTGTTTCCCGTGGTATGCAACCCACTGACCTCAATACTGCTGAGAAGAAGAACGCATACACTGTTCTTCACAAACTCGTATTCAACATCAAAAAGATTTTTGGTAAGGTGCCCGGACTTAGGACTAAGTTGGGAACCTATGCTGCAGCCCTGTTCCTACTGAAAGATACATTCAAAGAACACGTTGAAGACCCTGATATTTTCGAGAAGGAGTTCATGAAGTATCTCAAAGAAGAGGGATACGAGATAGACAACACAATTTCAGAGGAAGTCATTGGATTTGGAGAGGTACTCCCCAAGGGAGAGTACACTCTAGTCAATGATATCCTAAATAGTGAAGAGGAAGAATTAACTGCTAAGAAGGGTGACAAGGTAGTTGCGTTTGACGATGAAGCACCGTTAGATACAATTCTTGGTATTGACATATTTCCTATTATTCATGTTAAGACACAAGAAAAAATATACGTCAGTTTGGAAGACATAAAATGAAAAGCTATCAAAAATTTATGCAAGAAGTCTATAAGTTGCAGCTCATTCGAGATAAATCTATGGACGTTTTAAAAATTACTGATACTAAGAACCCAAAGACTAAGATAGAAGTTCGTGGCAAAAAGGGTTACGAAATTGATGGATATGACAAAAAAGATAGACTACATAGTCTTTTAGATAAAATTGGAAAGTCTGCAAACATGAGCGATCTTGTGAATGGAGAGGTTGTGAGTATCAATCCTAAACACCCAGACGCAAGAATGGCGAACAAGACCCTTGATAAGATTGCAAAATAATGAAAACAAAGGAAAAGATATACGTCAGTTTGGAGGACATAAAATGAAACGATGGACAGAAGTATCGCCTTACAATGGATTAGAAGAAGATGCTCCCGCAAATAATGCCGGTAGTGGCGATGTTGCAATGCCACCTGATGCAGTCAAGAAAAAGAAGAAGACCCTACTTGACCGTTCCATGATGGACGCTCGCACTAAGGCATATCGTGAACACCGAGCTCGTCTTGAAACTCGCCGTGCAAAACGAGAAGAGAGAAAGAACAAGAGTAAGTTCATTGAAAAGGTCAAAGAGGAAGTTGCAACTGAGATGGCATATGGTTCTGGACACGATACAGTCAAACCTATGGCTGATATTCAACCAGTGAATGCTGCAAAGTCTTCATCTGGATACGAACTGTATCACAAGGACTTCTCTGGTGCTATGCAACACGCATACAAGTTCGCAAAGAGCAAAGGCGTGAT